GGTTCAACTTGCAACTCGCAAATTTAGTAAGGAACAAATTGCTGGTCTTGAGAACTATATTAATGAACTTCAATTTAAGACCGAAAACATGGATTGGTTGCTCGAGCACACCGAAAAGTTCTGCAAGCAACGCGCCATAACAAATGCAATTCTTGAATCCTTTGACATCATTGAAGGAAACGATAAGATACGCACGCAAGATGCAATACCAAGTATGTTGAGCGATGCTCTATCGATTTCATTTGACAAGAGCATAGGCCACGATTATCTCGATGACTACCTAGAGCGATATGACTTCTATCATCGAGTAGAAGAAAAGCTTGAATTCGATCTTAGTATGTTTAATAAAATTACCAAAGGTGGTCTATCTAAGAAAACACTAAATGTAATTCTTGCTGGTACGGGTGTTGGTAAGTCACTATTCATGTGTCACGTTGCTGCGGCTGCTATGGCTCAGTCTAAGAACGTGTTATACATTACAATGGAGATGGCCGAGGAGCGTATTGCCGAGCGTATCGATGCAAACCTACTCAACATGACTATGGAAGAATTGAGTAAGGTTGACAGGGACATCTACGAAAATAGAATTAATAAACTCATAAAGAAAACTTCTGGTAAGTTGATCGTTAAAGAGTATCCAACGTCGAGCGCGCATGCAGGTCACTTTAAGGCGCTCATTGATGAACTCAGGTTAAAGCGTAACTTTAAGGCAGACATCATTATTATTGACTATCTGAACATATGTTCTTCTGCTCGAATTAAGTATGGCGCTGGAGTAAACTCATATACTTATGTTAAGAGCATTGCCGAAGAACTACGCGGGCTTGCGGTAGAAAATAATGTTCCAATTCTATCAGCTACGCAGACTACTCGAGGTGGGTATGATAATACCGATGTGGATCTTACCGACACTTCTGAGTCTTTTGGTTTACCCGCAACAGTCGACTTTATGTTCGCACTTATTTCAACCGAAGAGTTGGAAAACTTAAATCAGATTATGGTGAAACAACTTAAGAATCGCTACAACGATCCTTCTTATTACAAGCGCTTCGTTATCGGCGTTGACCGTAGTAGGATGAAACTATATGATGTTGAAGAGTCTGCTCAGAAGAATATTTCTGACTCTGGTCAAGACGATGCACCAACATTTGATAAATCATCGTTCGGAACTAGAATGAAGCAAGCCGGGGACGGATTCAAATTCTAGTATACATTTTTCGTAAAAGTGTTATAATTAATCTACTCACAGGAGATATCATGGCAATTAAATATATCAAATTAGTAAGCGGCGACGAACTCGTTTCAGAGGTCGAAGAAAAAGAAAATCATTTCGTTCTTACAAGGGCCGCTCTTATCAGCACGCATTTCACTTTTGAAGCAACGCCGGAGCCGCCAAAGACCAGGATCGACATCTATTGTCCACACGTAAGTGGATTAGTTTTTAATATCAAAAAAGAGCATGTACTCTTCTGCGAAGATGCACATCCCGGTATTGAAACATACTATACGGACACCTTTGTGGCGCAACTCAAAAAGACAATTGAGGACGGCACTAATGTCTAATAACTGGGTGCATGACATCGAGAAGATGCACATGAAGTACGGAGTGGATAAGGCAGTGCAGACTTTTGATAAGTCAAAACTCACTGCTTTTCTTAAGTTTCGTATTAACTTTCTTCAGGAAGAACTAGACGAAATGCGAGAGGCACTAGTATCATATGAGTCTGGAAAGATTTCTGGTGACACTGCGGCTGATGATACTGTAGATGCTCTTATTGATCTATGCGTAGTTGCTATTGGCACTCTTCAATCATTCAACGTAGACTCTCGTGAGTCTTGGAATAGAGTGCTGACGGCAAATATGAATAAAGAAGTTGGTATCAAAGAATCACGGCCTAATCCGCTTGGTCTTCCAGATCTAGTTAAACCCGAGGGTTGGGTTGCGCCTAGCCATCTCGATAACATTGGATTATTCAGTAAGGTATTTGACTAATGTATTCACTGACGGTGTTTGCTTCAATCTTTGATAACAAGACAGACACTCGAGTTGATTTTGAAACATTCGAAAAGTTTGAAGCAGGTTTATATCATCTTGCAACACTTCCTGGATATAAGGCTAAGCGAGGGGAGTATACTAAGGGAAAGAAAGTATCTCCGCTCATAAGTCCTGCAATATATCACGAGGAAAAAACGCGCGCTAATACCAACGTAATTAAATGGGCGAAGTGGGCCGCTATCGATGTTGACAATCATAAGTTCGAAGGAAACCTTAAAGACGAACTCTATACTAGATTTGGCAGTTGGGATTACATCTGTTACAGTACTGCAAGCAGCACAGTTTCACAACCAAAGTTTAGGTTAGTGTTTCCTCTTACTCGAGATGTAGAAGCAAGCGAGATCAAACACTTCTGGTTTGCATTAAACACCGAGTTTGAATGTATGGGAGATTTACAGACTAAAGACCTTAGTCGAATGTACTATGTTCCAGCTCAGTACCCAAATGCTCATAACTTTATCTTCAGTAATCGTGGTATACACATTGATCCAAGTGATCTAATGACAAAGCATCCATGGACTGCACCTGCGTCTTCGGATAATTTTATTGATCGTCTTTCTCCTGAACAACAGAAGGAAGTCATTGCACATAGAGCTCGAGTTCTTGAGAACAAGGGTAATAATATAACATGGTCTTCGTATAAGGACTGTCCGTTTGTAAATCAGCGGCTGATCAGTGAATATAAGTCCATAGCACACTCAGATGGATCGGGCAGATATTCACTCATCTATAAGTTGATGACTTCGGTTGCGTGCAGTGCCATTAAGCGTGGGTATCCGATCGCAGAATACGAGATCGTAGATCTAATTCGACAGTTAGACCGGGAAACTTCGAATAGGTATGCGAAGCGACCGCTGAACGTCGAAGCTTCAAGAGCTATAGAATTCGCATACAAAAATGTCTAAACCGTTGTACAATAATTTGTATGTGTGATAGAATTATACTTATATGACTAACAAATTTAGAGGAATACTATGAAAGAAGGCAAACAATATACTCGTGCGTCGGCTAACATCTTGATTGAGGCTGCCGAACTTCAAGAACGCAAAGGACAAGACTATCAGAATCCACTAAGTCGAGTGCGCCAAGCCGATCACTATCCGCGCGGCGTGTATACCATTCTAGACACCATTAATGGTAAGATGCTTCGTATGTACTCGGTGCTCGAAACTATGGAAGCTGGTGGTAAGGTTAACTTTGAATCCGTTGAAGACTCTGCTATCGATATGATTAACTACGCATCATTCCTTGTTGCATATATGCGTGGCGATATTGATGGACAAGAACCAAACAAGGATATCTTCAATCGCCGTGTTAATAAGGCAACTCATACTACAGCGCTGATTCCTACAAAATTTAGAAGTGAAACTCCAACATATGATATTGCTAAGTTTTTCAGTGCTGTTGATGTTAATGCATACAACACAGTAACTGTAAAAACAAACTTAGAATCTGCAAGCAAAAACAGCATTATCATCTGAGGACAATCAATGATGTTCTATCTTTATAATTCAGTTAGGCATATTCGTGATGAATTTGTTCTTCTCTTTGAAGGCGAAGACTTTGTAAAGGATAAGTCCGGTGCAAACGTTATTGAACTGATTGGTTCATCATTTATTGCCGATGAAGATCATATCTTTGGTTCTGTGAATCATGACTATGTTTGGCGCGAGCTTGAGTGGTATAACAGCGCCTCATTGAATGTCAATGATATTCCTGGTGGTGCTCCGGCAATATGGAAACAAGTAGCCGATAAAGATGGATTCATTAACTCTAACTATGGCTGGTGTATCTTCTCGAGTGAGAATGGAAATCAATACAGTCGTGTTTTGCAAGAACTAAGTGCTAATCCAACCTCTAGGCGTGCTATCATGATTTATACTCGCCCAGAGATGTGGCACGATTATAATAAGAATGGACGCTCTGACTTTATGTGTACGAACACAGTTCAGTATGTTATTCGTAATAACAAAGTGAATGCTATCGTACAGATGCGATCGAACGATGCTTGGGCTGGTTATAGGAATGACTATGCATGGCAAAAGTGGGTACTACAGCAACTAACCGGCTCTCTAAATGGATTGCTTGAGTATGATCACTATGATGTTGGCGATATCGTATGGCAGACTGGTAGCTTACACATCTATGAACGTCAGTTCTATTTGATCGAACACTTTATTGAAACCGGCATATCTGATATCACTAAAGAAGATTATGACAAACTGCGCAAAGTGGAGTAAGAGATACCTATCACTAGCTAAAGAAGTTTCTACTTGGAGTAAGGACCCAAGTAGAAAAATCGGTGCAGTTGCGGTAGGTAGTAAAGGTCAGATTCTCGCACAGGGCTATAATGGTTTTCCACGTGGAATACTTGATAGCCCCGAACGCTATGATGATCGTCCTACAAAATATCGTCTCGTTGTTCACGCCGAAATGAATGTAATCTATAACGCAACATTCAACGGCGTATCACTTGATGGAGCAAGCTTATTTGTATATGGTCTTCCGGTATGTTCAGAGTGTGCAAAGGGTATCATACAAGTAGGAATCAAATCTGTAAATATCTTTACTGAAGAAGATATACCCGAGATCTGGAATGAATCCTATAAGACAAGCACTAGTATATTTGAAGAAGCCGGCGTGTCATGCACATGGATAAAGTCTTAATAGTTGGAATGT